TATTCAAGCCGATGCTTTGGAAATTGTAAAAATGGAGTGGGATGCCGTTCTAGCATTCCCTCCATGCACCCATCTTGCATCTTCTGGGGCTAGTTGGTTCGAATAGAAACAACGCGATGGGCGGCAGCAAATGGGCATTGGTTTTTTCCTAGCGTTCACCGCATTAGACCATGTTCCTTACGTTGCGATCGAAAACCCAGTTGGCATCATGTCAAACCTGTATCGAAAACCTGACCAGATCATTCAGCCATGGATGTTTGGTGATCCACATGAGAAGAAAACCTGTCTCTGGCTCAAAGGACTACCGAAGTTAAAGGCTACTGACATCGTTGAGCCCAATCCGCGAATTCGCTATGAAAGCGGCAAAACCGACCCAGATTGGCATACAGAGACACGAGGTCTAAAAGGACACGCGCGGAGCGTTGCAAGAAGTAAAACATTTCCTGGTATCGCCAAAGCGATGGGTAGCCAATGGGGAACTTTTTTGAAGGAGACTAACCATGACTAACGAACTTAAACCGTGCCCATGTTGCGGGCCTAAAGCTTTTATCATTCCCACAACAAAATGTGATCCACAGGCTGGCAAGCACTGCTGGACGGCAGAGCTTAGGTGCCATGAGTGCGGGTTGAATATCTCACGCACTGCGGCAACGGAGCAGGAAGCACTCTACGAAGCCATCGAAGCCTGGAACACCCGCGCAGAGCGGACGTGCAAACCAATCCCTAAGTATGGCGATGATTCTCCGTGGCCTGTCATGGTTTGCTCCGAGTGTGGGAGACCGCTGCATTATGACGAACACACTGAGAGTGATTATCCGCCTTATTGCGGTTGTGGTGCGAAGGTGGTGGAGTGATGGAAAAGACATGCGGTAACTGCAATATTGCTGATTTCGATTTAATGAGGTGCGATTACTTCGATGATAACGGCGAACATGAAGCTATCACGAAGAATAAGCCTGCTTGTGAAGACTGGATAAAGCGTGTTCTGACCGATGAAGAACGATACCAGCAGCTTGCAGAGGTAGCGCGGGATATGTATGAGTGGTGCGATGGTGTTGTTAATCGCTTTTACACGATCGTACCTGAGCGCGTTGATGGCTTCCGCAAGCAGCTCGAAGAGTTAGGGGTGGAGCTATGAGCGGGATAGTAACTCCCGATCGAGTATGCGCTACCTGTCAGTATTGGGAGCAGAACAATAGCGGAGAGCTGAACGAGCTCACCAATGGATACTGTCATCGCTTCCCTCCTGCGATACCAATAGTGGGCGAAATCATTGAGGATGCGCAGCTCGTCTGGTATCCGACCACTTTCGCATTCGATTGGTGCGGAGAGCACAAGACCCGTCCTTAGTGGCGGGTCTTTTTGTTGGCTGGTGACACATGCCTGAAGATTCTAGGCATGGCACTAACGGCAAAACAGGAAGCATTCATCGCAGCCGCTATCAAAGGGATGAACGATAGCGACGCATACCGTTTTGCCTATGACTGCTCCCGCATGAAGCCTGAGACCGTCAACCGCAAAGCGCACGAGCTGATGCGAAACGGCAAGATTAGGGCAAGGATAGAGGCCGCCAGGGCAGAAGCAGCAAAGCAAGCCCAATGGTCCCTCGATATGGCTGTCGAGCGCACGAAAGCCGTCAACGATGTCGCTTTCGAAGACATCACGAAGTATGGCATCTGTGAGAAGCGCCCGACAACCAAAGCATTCATCGATTCCGCATCGATGCTCAACCGTCTCACTGGAGTAGATCGTCAGATCACCAAAGCCGAAGAGCAGAGTGATTCGCGCCCCGAATGCCCACCATTCGATCTCTCTGCCAACATCTCACCGACCTTCTGCAGCGTCTCTCGCGCCATTGACGGCGGCAAAACAGACCGAGTGGTACTCAAGGGCGGTCGAGGGTCTTCTAAGTCCTCCTATGCCTACCAGAAGGCCTTGGACGTATTTCTGAAACGTCCTCATGCTCAATGGATATGCGGTAGGCGCTTCGCGAACACGCTACGCCGCTCATGCTTCGCGAACACGCTCTGGGCGATCGGCATGCGCGGCATGACGATCGGAAAGCCTGGAGAGGGTTGTGACTTCGACAAGACGGTTTCTCCTATGGAGATCACCTACAACAAGACCGGGCAGAAGATCATCTTCGTTGGCCTAGATGAGCCTGAGAAACTGAAATCGATCACCTTCGAGGATCCGGAAGCGAAGATCGAGATCTTGCTCCTCGAGGAGTACAACCAGCTGAACAGCGCAGAAGATGCACGTAATGTTCGCCAGTCGGTATTCCGTTCCGATTATTCGCTTGAATTCGATATCTACAACCCTGCCCCTGACGAGATGCAATGGGCAAACCAAGAGGCGCTCATCGATGAGCCCGGAAAGCTCGTGCATCACTCGACCTACTTGGATGTGCCAGAGGAATTCATCGGCAAGAAATTCATCGAGCAGGCCGAGGCCTTGAAGAAGATCAACCCCAAAGCCTACGACAACGAATATGGTGGCAAGGAGACGGGCCTTAAGGGCAAGGTCTTCGAGAACATCGTGGACTTCACCATCACCGACGAGATGATAGAGGAGTTCGCTTGGATCCGAAATGGCATCGACTGGGGCTTCTCGGTGGACCCGTGGGTGTTCTTACGCATTGCTTACGATTCGAAGCGAAGGATCCTCTATATCTTTGGCGAAGATTTCGCAACAGGACTCACCGACCCTAGAACAGTCGAACGCGCAAAAGGCAAACTTACCAAAACGGATGCCGAAGGGCATAAGTTCTTCAAGCCTTACGCGATGGAGAACCTCATCTACGCAGATAGCGCCGAACCGAAGAGCATCGCGACTTATAAGCAGTTAGGCATGAACATCCACGCTGTTAAGAAGGGTGCGGGATCCATCAAACAAGGCATCAAGTGGCTACAGGATCGCGCAGAGATCCGTATCGATAAGAAGCGATGCCCTCTCGCTTACCAGGAGTTCACCCGATACACCTACGAGCTCGACAAGGACAAGAACGTCACGACCGGGCTTCCTGACGAGGATAACCACACCATCGATGCATGCAGGTATGCGTGCTCACCACTGATCATGTCTAAGAAAGAGGTCTAAATGGAGACAGTGAACAAATCGCTCGGTCAAGCCTGGCTCAAGGAGCTCGGCTATCAAGTCCCTGATACGGGGATGGCATCGTATATCGAGAGTTGGTGGAACTGGATGTGCGCAACCACCGCGTTCTACGACTCGACTGTTACATCGGATAAGACGACCTATAAGGTCGAGCGCATCACCATGTGCCCAGGAAAGATGATCTGCGAAGACTGGGCGCATATCGTGGTCAACGAGGAGACCACCATCAGTTTCGCTGGTGTGACTGATCTCGAGCAAGATAAGAAACCCGATGAGAATCTAGCGAAGACCAACGATTGGCTCCAAGACTGGATCGAGGAGTCGGGGCTTCTGCGCTGCCATAACCCGCTCGAGCGCGCATTCGGCGTAGGTACAGCAGGCTTCTTCCTCGGACTCAAGAACATTTATGACAGCGGAGAGCCGAATAAAGACGCTAAGGTGCTCCTACAGTGGGCGGATGCGCGTCATTTCGTGCCCCTCGAGTGGGACGAATCAGGAGTGAGAGCGATCGCGCTCTATACCCCCGTTGTGATCGCGGGCAAGCCTTACACGCAGATCACCGTGCATCGTCCAGGTGATGGCGGATACGAGATTCTCACGGCATTCTTCAAGGGCAACGGTCAGAGATTCGTCCCTGAAGGGTACACCACCGAGGTCAAGACCAATTCGAAGACACCGACCTTCGCGCTCTTCTCTCCTGCCATCGACAACACCTACGTCGACCACTCCCCTCTTGGAGTATCAGTTCTCGATCGTGTTATCGGGACCATCAAGCTCGCAGATGGAGCGTTCGACAATATGTGGAAGGATATCTTCTTGGGTCAGAAGATGGTATTCATGTCCGACAGCATGTTGAAGAAGAGCGAAGACGGTACGACTATCGTCCCAAGGGCTGAAGCGCAGCAGCTGATCGGCGCGCTCGAAGGGGACAGCATCAATGGTAACGAGATGATCCAAGAGTACAATCCGAGTCTTCGCGTCAGCGATAACCGCCAAGCGATCAACACTGGTCTTGCGCTCCTTGGCAAACGCGCGGGCTTCGGCTTCAACTATTACGAACTTGACAAGAACGGCTCTCTTTCGAAGACCGCGAAAGAGGTAGCAGCATCGGGCGCCGAGCTTCTACGAAACGCAAAGGACCATGAAGTGAGCATCGGTGCTGCGTTTGTAACCGTCTGCACTGCTGCGGTCTCCCTTGCTAAGCAATACGTCGATTCGAGCCTTGCTGATGTTGATGGGCTCATCAGCGTGAACTTCGGCGATACCGTGATGGACGATGACCAGACCGCACGCGAGAACGACCGTGCTGATGTTGCCGCTCAGCTCTTGCCGAAGTGGAAGTACATCGAGAAATGGCATGGCGTTACCGAGGAAGAAGCCAAGCAGTGGGCAGGCGAAGAAGAGTCTGGTATCCCTGAGGTCTAATGGCTCTTTCAGCGAACGACATAGAGCAGGTCGTAGAGGGCATCATCCATGGCAGCGAGGAGAAGTTCGTCTCCGAACTCACTGAGACCATCGTGAGGGAGTTCGCGGAGGGTTTCATCTATTCTGCCGAGGTCGACCTGCTCACGCTCTCTCGCGCATTTCCAGCAAAGGCATCCGTGATCTTGCTGAAATACCGAGACCAGATCAGCCAAGAGGTGCAGAACGAGATCGAGGATACGCTCAACGCAGCTGCCAAAGAAGACCTTGCGAATCTCGCGAAGATCTACGGGACGGTTGCTGCAGCAGAAGGAGCTAGTGCTCATTTCGCACAAGTGAGCAAGCAGACAGCGATCGGAGTATCCCAGATCATCGAGCGGCAGAATGTGGCGCTTTCGCAGTCACTACAGGACACTTGGTACAAGGTCAGCGCCGAAGCCGTCACAGCAGTGAATCAAGGTCTAAAACCGCGCGAGAAGGTCTTAGCCGATGGTGTTGTGAAGCTCATGGATGCTGGCATCAACGTCATCCCCTACCACAAGGATGGAAAGCCTACCGTTACCAATCACGTAGATGTTGCGCTGCGCCGCCATATCACCACCCAGGTATCCCAAGCAGGTGGACGCATGGCGCTAGAGGCGATGGATCTCTACAATCATGACCTCGTGATCACCGACTCTCACTATGGCGCACGCGAGAGCCATGCGTACTGGCAAGGGCTTCCCTGTTGCAGGAACGGGCAGAAGACCATCGACGGGGTAACCTACCCCGATATGGTCTCCCTTACCGAATACGGCAGCGTGACCGGGCTTAAGGGCGCGAACTGCCGCCACATGATCTTCCCGTACTTCCCGGGCATCACGAAGCTTCCAGACCGCGAGTTCAGAGCCGAACAAGAGCATTTCGGGATGACGAGCGATGAATACTATGCTGCTACACAAAGGCAGAGAGAACTAGAGCGTCGTGTGCGCAAGACCAAGCGAGAGATCGCAGGGCTAGAACAGGCTGGCATCGGATTCGAAAACCCAACTTACGTGAACAAGCGCCTGCTCTTAGGATCGCAGCAAAGGAAGCTGAACACCTTCTGTAAGGATAACAAACTCATACGTCTCTATGAGCGCGAGAAGGCATATGGGGTGGCGAAGCAGCCGAGAGCTCTCACTGGCGCTAAGTGGACAACAAAGGAGCGAGGCATTGCTAAGAAGAAAATGAGCCTTGAAGGCGCAAAAGTTAGCCCCAAACTTCTTAACTCGAAAGAATACAAGATGAAGTTCAGTAACATTACAGGGAATCCGAAAGTCGACAAGCAGCTCTATGAGCATGCCAAGGCGATGCTGACGCACAGAAGCGGCACCTATGGAGAAGACCTCTATCTTGTTTCAATAGTCGACGGAAGCACCAAACTGAAACTTACATCTAGCAAGGAATACCTAGGGGTCACACCTACATCAGAGCTTCACAAAGCCCTAGAGGATAACGCCCCAGGAAGCTTGATCGCAATCCACAATCATCCGAGCAATATCCCGCCAACTGGCTCCGACTTCTCAACATCATACGCGCGAGAATACGCAGGTGGCCTTGTAACTCTTCACAATGGCGAGGTATACTACTACAAGCATGGACACAGCCCATTCAATGCGCGAGAGTTCGATGCAGTAGTTGAGCGTTTCAAATCAAAAGGCACTGAAGATATTGAAGCGTTTGAGAAAGCGATGAAAGAATTCGAAGGGAGGTTTGGCATCAAATGGACAAAGCTGTGATGAAGGAGAATTACAAAACAAACTGTCCAGGATCCGAACTCCCCCCAGATTCATGGTTTGAGCTCACTGACGAACAGCGAGAAAAAGCAACTTGCGCTCCTCCTTGGTGGAAAAGCGGGATACTTCCTCCTGAAGAATATCAACTTCACCTCGACAACATCTTGGCGCAGTGACATTTACAACAAGCTATTCTCCAAGCCCCTCAACCGAGGGGCTTTCTTTTTGCTCTAAGCAGCACGAGTGACACCTCTCATATCTTGGAACTACGCCCGAACCGAGCGAAGAGGTTCATTTATTATTCGCCCGCCCCAAGCGAAGAGGGGCGCATCAAGCGGAGAGAGAACTCCGGATCAAACCCGATGTTTAGAGGAAGGAAAATAATGGCAGACCCACAGCCGACCCCACAGCAAGAACCGCAGCCTAGCCCTGCACCACAGGATCCAGCGCCTACACCTGATCCCGTGCCAACTCCGCCGCAGCAAGAACCGCAGCCACAAGGTGGAGCGAAGGGCGAACCTGACGGCTTTCAGAAACTCCAGCGTGAGTTCGGAGAAGTGAAAGAATTCATCAATGGCCTCAAGAAGGCACAAGAGCCTGCAGCTCCTACTGAGCCAGATCTTGATGAGCTGAATGCGAAGCATGCAGCTGAAGCTAAGTCTTGGGCGATCGAGCGCGAGCTCTTGAAGTCTGGCTGTATTGATACGGACGCTCTCATGGTCCATATCAAGGCTGAGGATGTGAAGCTTGCCGAAGACGGCAAGAGCATCGCTGAAGGCGTTGACATCGAGGAACTGAAGAAGTCCTATCCGTACCTGTTCCCTTCCTCAACCCCAACCGAACCGAAGAAGACCGTCTCGACCTCTGCTGGCTCAGGCGGTTCTAAGCAAAACATCATTCCAGAATCGCTCAAAGAGGGCGTGGAAGCTGCTTTTGCGGCAAATTAGCATTAAGGAGAAACCATGGCAGTAACTCTTGAACAGCTCAAAGAGAGCACCCAGGACAAGATCGCACAAGGTGTAATCTCGGAGCTTCAGCAATCTTCATTCTTGCTTGAGAACTTGACTTTCGATGACTGCGTGTCAGCAGCTGGCGGCTCGAATCTCGTATATGGATACGATCGTGTCAAGAAGCACTCGACCGCTGAAATGCGTGATCTCAACAAAGAATTCACCGCTAACGAAGCGGAAGTCGAGAAGGTTACCACACAGCTTGGCATCCTTGGTGGCGCTTATAAGATCGACCGCGTCATCGCCCAGGCGACCAATGGAGCACCTGTTGACCAAGTTCTCTTCCAGTTGCAGGAGAAGATCGATGCGACCAAACGCCTGTTCAACAACAACCTCATCAATGGTACGAAGAGCAACAATCAGTACGATGGCCTCGCTATGGCTCTCAAGGATTCATCGACTGAATGCACTTCGACGGTGGACATCTCTACGTTCGACAAGCTCAAGGCTAACGCTATCGAGTTCAATGACATGTTCAATCGCTGGATCGGCAAGTTGATTCGTCGCCCTGATGCGCTCTTGCTCAATGCTGATATGAAAGCAACGATGCAGACGATCGCTACCATCCTCGGTCGTTACACGATCACCACCACAAGTGCTGGTGTCACGTATGACACCTACGCCGGCATCCCCTTGGTAGACCTTGAATCGGCTGACGAAGATGAGACACCGGTGGTAGCAGATGGCGATATCTATGCGGTATGCCTCGGCTTGAACGAGTTCCACGGGGTCACTCTTGATGGCAACTCTGGTCTCTCGGTCTACACCCCAGACTTTAAGTCTGGCGAGCGTGCCGTACATCAAGGGTCCGTCGAGTTCGTTTGCGCTACCTGCTTGAAACGTTCCAAGGCTGCTGGCGTTATGCACACCAAGGTGGCCGAAGCCGGCACGAAGCCGTCTGAGCCGACCACTGGCGGTACCGATAGCGAAAGCCAGCCGCAGGGCTAAGCCATGATCATCGATCTCGATGACATAGCGCCTGACTACGAGTTCTACTCGAACACCTATCACGGGCATATGGATAAGGAGGACTTCGAGTCTTCCTTATCCGATGCGTGCGCGGAGGTCGAGTATTACATCTGGCCTTATGCGGACATCGAAGCATGCGAGAAGCGTGTGAGGATGGCGATCTGCGCGGTGGCCGATGTCATCGGCGATCCCGAAAAGACATGCACCTCTTACACCGCAGGAGAGGTTCGCGAGGAGTTCTCGGCTGGCTATTCGATCACCGCTGAAGCTGCAGTGCGGCGCTATCTCGCCAACACTGGTGTGCTGAAGCGCGGGAGGTGGCTCTAGATGCTCTACCCGCACACCATCACCGCTTGGCTCAAGGATGACTCGGAGCGCAGCGCGAAGTGGGAACGACTGCTCATCACGGGCTGTCGCTTCACGAAGACTCGCGGCGCAACACCGTCCACCGCAGGTGATGTAAGCGCACAGGAGTCGCTCATCCTCATCGATGCAGTGAACTGCTCGTTGAAACGCGGAGATCGCGTAGCGCTTGGCGTGTTCGTAGAAGAGGAGCCACCAGTTGACACCCTTACCGTGAATACGGTGCATCCAGTCTATCTCGGCAAAGACCCGCATCATTTCGAAGTGTCGGCATCGTGAGCGTGACCATCAAAACGCTCGACTTCTCGAAGGCGATCGCGAAGGGTCCCAGGATCCAAATGGCCGTGAACGCTGCCATTACCGGAGCGATCCTGCAGAGCACGGCAAGCCTCGTGCCCTACAACACAGGGAATCTCAGAAGAAGCGGCGAGGTCGAATCGAACTATACGGGAGGTCAGGTCAGTTGGGGCGACTCGGACGTGAAGTATGCACGAGTCAAGTACTATAGCCCCGCCACTGCCCGAATGAAGGGCATGGGCAAAGTGCCACTCTGGTTCGAGGTCGCTAAGAAGCAGAGCATGGTCGAATGGGTAACGCAAGCAATCCAAGCAGCTAAGCAGGTATGTGATGAGTGAAGAGAAGAAGATCGTTTACTTCGATGGAGATATCGCAAAGAAGATCTTAGATCTCATTGAAGAAGTCGTAAAAGAGCTAGACGAGCCTAGTATCCCTGTTGAATTCGGCGAGCTTACCGCAGATGCGGGGAAGCTTCCGCGTCTCATGATCGCTCCTCAAAGCACCGGCGAGGTTGCCCAACGTTATATCTCAGGCGAGACCATCCATCCGTTCAACTTCGCGCTCTATCTTCGCAAGCCAATCATGGATGAGCAGCAGCGCCTTGATGCGCATGCTTACCTGACCAAGCTCACGAAGGCCTTTCTTCAGCGGTGTCAGGTGCTCGATGGATACGTTGCTTTTCGTAAGCCAACAGCATCCACGCCAGTAGAACTTGGGTCTACAAACGCATTCGAGGACTGGCAAGTGACAGTCCAATTACTCTACAAACAAACGAAATAAGGAAGGATCTACCTTATGGCTGACAACACCGAAACCGAAGTCCCCATTTGGGGTGAAGAACTCGAGGACTACCTCAACATCGGCACTGATGATGCCCCAGATTGGATCGAGGTCACTAACCTGCTCAAGTGGGATTTCGACAATGACGAAGTGACATACGAGCCAGAGTACATCAATACTTCGCAAAAGAAGAAGTTTGTCAAAGACTCCTCTGCCTCTATCGACTATGAGAAGGATGCATACAAGAACAACAAGCTTGATGCGTTCATCATGGCTCACGAGGACGACAAGAATATCCCTGTTGTGGTTTGTCGTGTCCGTGTCTCCGAAGCAGCTTGACAAGAGCACCTTTGGCGAGCCGATCAAGCTCAAGGGAACTTTGTCCATGGACGACAAAAAATGGACTAAGGGTACCTGGCAGGATGGCGCTTTTGTTGCTAACAGCACTGACAACCCTTCTACCCCTGACACCGATACAGAGGCACAGGGCTAAATCTTGACGATAGGCGGCTCTAAGCGGTTCATACCCACCCTTAGAGTCGCTTATTGCATACCGTGATAGGAGCGAAAATGGAAATCGAGATCAAAGACACCACAAAGACCCACAACATCGGCGGAGAGGACTTCGTCGTCGACTATGGAGACCCTCGCGTGCTCGACGCACACGATGACCTCCTTAAGTATCTCCGAGGAATCGATGCGAAGAACATCACCTCAACCGAGATGAACGACAAGATCAACGAATGCTTGAAGGTCGCTTTCGGTGGCGAGCAGTACCAGAATCTCGTCGATATGAAAGCCACCAACAACGTGAACGCTATTACCCTTGCGACGATGATTATGAAGGATGTGAAGGACATCAATACCGAGAACAGCGTCGCTGACATCTTGAAAGAATTCGGCCTGGAATAAGCGATGCTCTCCCTTCTTGCGAATTCGCTGCCATCCACTGTCGAGGTGGGTGGCATTTCTATACCTATAGAGACCGATTGGCGAACCTGGCTGAAGGTTTGGCAGGTAAGAGAGTCTTCGAAAGATGCATCTAAGAAGACCATCGCCATCTTCTATTTGGTCTACACAGATCCTACAGCTCTCACTATTGCATCAAGGAACATCGAAGAAGCTCTTGACTGTGCCATGAGCTTCCTTGACAGGTCTTTAGGTAACACTCTCCCACAGCGCCCTGAGACGAAACGAGAGCGCACCTTGAGAGGCAAGCGCCTCTTCGATTGGAACTACGATTCCTCGCGGATCATCTCCGATTTCGAGCGCGAATACTCAATCGACCTAACGAACCCTGACACCAAGATGCACTGGTGGAGGTTCATGACGTTATTCAATGGGCTGAGTGACACCTCTTCGACAATGGAAGCGATATCAGTTAGGGCAGCAGATCTTGACGCTAAGGGTATGAGCAAGGAGCAGAAGCAGCATTTGCGCGAACGCAAAGCCGCAGTGATGCTCCCTGCTAGAAATAGAGAGGAGGCAGCCCAGAATCGCGAACTAAGGGGCTGCTAAATGGCTGACGGCCGCATCATCATCCTCGTAGATGCTGACACCAAAGGATACGATAGAGCCTTTGCCGAGATGACCGCGACCGCAAGGTCGTCCACTTCAACCGTCAGCTCAACACTCACCAACGCCGCTAATAAGCTCTCGTCATTCGGCAAGAGCGCAACTAAAGCTGCCACGCTCCCTATCGCAGCTGTTGCTACAGCATGTGGCGCTGCTGCAGTGAACATCGACACATCTCTCACCAATGTGAAGAAGACCGTCGATGGAACTGAAGAACAGTATCAACAGCTCAAACAAGCTGCCATCGACTTTTCCAAGACCAATGCGGTATCAGCTTCTCAGATCCTCGATCTGCAATCCTTAGGAGCGCAGCTCGGTTTCAACATCGATGAGCTGGATGAGTTCTCTCGCGTAGCATCTGGTCTCGACATCGCGACCGACATGAATGCTGAGCAAGCTGCATCAGAAATGGCGCAGTTCGCCAACATCACCAAGATGGCACATAACGACATCAGCAACTATGCCTCTTCGATCGTCGCTCTAGGCAACAACCTCGCAACAACTGAATCACAGGTCTCCTCCATGGGGCAGCGCATCGCTGCTGCGGGTACGCAGACCAAGATGAGCCAGGCTGAGATTCTCGGCTGGGCTGGAGCCATGTCGTCGCTCGGCGTTGAGGCCGAAGCGGGCGGCACAGCTTTCTCGACGACCATCTCGACCATTGATGCAGCGGTAGCAAAGGGCGGCGAGGGTTTGCAGACCTTCGCCAAGATCGCAGGTATGTCCTCGAAAGAGTTCGCAACATCTTGGAAGAACTCAGCGACAGACACCATGGTGCATCTCCTTTCGAGCACGGCTAGCGCAGAGAACATGACACTGGCTCTCGAAGAGATGGGTATCACCGGAATTCGCCAGTCAGATGTCATGAAGCGCCTCGCTGGCAACACCCAGCTCGTCACCGACGCTATCAACATCTCCACTGAGGGATGGAAGAAGAACACCGCGCTCCAAACCGAGGTCGACAACCGCAATGCATCGATGGCGGCACGCTTCGAAATGCTTAAGAACAAGGTGACTGCTGTCGCTGAAGAGGTCGGCACTCCTCTCATCAATGCGCTCTTAGGTGCTGTAGATGCTGCAGATCCTCTGATAGATGGCATCGCGCAGGCTGCCCAAGCGTTCGCAGACATGGACGAGGACTCCCAGCGCACCGTTCTCACCTTGGTCGCTGTAGCGGCGGCTATGGGTCCTGTAGCAAGCGTTACCGGCAAGGTCATCAAGGTCGTAGGAACGCTACATGGTGGGTATACCAAACTTGCAGATGGGCTCAAAAAGGCAACGACAGCTGCACAGGCACAAACTCCCGTGATTCAAAATGGCGCAGGCACCATGATGAAAATCAATAAGAATACGGGAACTTATGTTGCCACGCAGAAAACGCTATCTAAGACACTGCTCACTACAACGGCTGGAACCAAGGCTCAAACTGCTGCACAAGTAGCATCGAATACCGTCATGAAGGCTGGATCGACAGTAGCTCGCACGCTTGGAGCTGCGATGAAGACCATCGCGCCTATTGCAGCGATCAGTGCTGGCATTGCCATCATCACCTCTCTTGGCAATGCGTTCGAGGAATCGAAAAAACGTGCAGAGACTTTCCAGCAAGCAACGACCGGTCTTCGAGATTCTATGAGCGCCATGAACGAGGTCGATGTTTCAGGCTTCCAGCAGGCAGCTGCTGGGGTCTCTCAGTCGACCGATAACATCACGAAATCCTACAACGATGTTGTCCAAGCTCAGGCAGATTTCGCTACCAAGTCGACCGAAACCTGGGGCAATATCAACGGACAGAGTGCGGCCATCTCTGCATTCGCCGACACGATCGGTCAGCTCGCGAACAAGCAGAATATGTCTGCTGAAGAGCAATCGAAGCTCGCTGCTGCTGTTGCAGGCTATAACGAGCTCACGGGCGAGAACGTACAGATCATCGACCTACAGAACGGCAAGCTCGACACCTCTACCGAGAAGATCAAACAAAACGCTGAAGCTTGGAAGCTCAACGCTGAAGCACAAGCACTCCAGCAGGAGCTGGTCTCTCTCTACACGCAGCTCCATGACGCTCAAGACCAATACGCTCAAGCGCAACAACGTACCACCCAGGCGCAAGCTGACTACGACGAAGCTGTGCGAGATGGGTCAGCTGATCTCCAGTCGTATAAAGCCGTCCTTGATAACGCTAAACAGGGTGAAGCTGATGCCAAGGCGCTCATGGACGAGGCGAACGCCTCTATCGATGCTAGAGCGCAAAAGCTTGGCGACGTTACGCTCGCCCAGCAAGGCACATCGCAAGCGATCCAGGATTTCATCGCGAAGAATCAGGATCTACAGAGCAGCCTGAACGATATTGATGTATCAGGCTTCAGCTCCGCTCTCGCACAGCTTGGTTTCGACACTGCGAATCTGAATCAGGTTGGATCCGAGAACATTCAAAAACTCGCATCGAACTTCGACGGCTCGATGCAAAGCCTCATCAATGGATGCGCGAATGCAGGTATCGAGATCCCTGGAAAGCTCTCGGATGGGATGTATAAAGGCTCTGGTGGTGTATACGTTGCCGCGGGAAGCATCGCTGCAGGAGTATTCAGCGAGCTGACAGGGGTCGACTATTCTTCTGCTGGAGGATTCGTCTCGCAAGGTATGGCGCAAGGCATCAGCGGAGACCTCTCTGCTTCGCTTGCTGCAGCTGGGATGAGCGAAGAGGTCATTGCCTCCATCAATGCGGCTTTAGGCATCGCTTCTCCTTCGCGCAGAGCAGCAGAATCAGGTGGACAAGTCCCCGCTGGTCTTGCGCAAGGCATGTCTGGCTCGAACGAGCCACAAAGCGCCGCAGAGACGATGGGGGCGAATGTTATCGCGTCTCTGACCGCAAGCCTAGAACCAGCAGGGCAAGCTGGCACTGATTCTGGGTTGAACTTCGCCTCTGCCTTGCAAGGAACCAACGTAGATGCTCAGGCATCGGGCAGCTTCATCGCAACGCGCGCTAAAGAGGGCATGACGATGCTGGGTCAGTTCCTCACTCTCGGCACCACTACTGGCGCACGCTTCGCTACTGGTGTCGGTAACACCTCTGGCACTGCACGCAATAAGGGCAATGCTGTAGCATCAGCCTCAAAAGCCGGCATGACGATGCTCCAGGCTTTCTCATCCCTTGGCTCTACCTCAGGCAGCAATTTTGCTAGCGGCGTTGGAAGCAAGACCGGAGAAGCCCAAGGGCGAGGTCGAGACGTTGCGAACAATGCGAAGACAGGAATGCAGTCCCAGAACAACAGCGCGAGCAGCTGGGGCAACCATCTTGTACAGAACTTCGCGAATGGCATCAAGGGGGCTATCAGCTTCGTAACAGGAGCAGCGAATTTCATCGCTAATGGAGCAGCGAAGATCCTGAAGCATTCAGTAGCGAAGGAAGGACCGCTCCATGAGGGCGGCAAAGGTGAAGCTCTCTGGGGCGAGCATATGGTCGAGAACTTCGCTGAGGGAATGTTGGATGCTATCCCAGCCATCATGAGAGCTTCTGACAGCGTCGCTTCAAACCTTTACGACAAGTTATCCAGTATGGACGCTCCTTCGGTTCCTGTAGGCCTCTCGTTCGATACGAGCAGGATTTCTGAGATCCTCGACAGGACATCAGCTGCAGGACTCATCAGTGGATCTGCATCCGTGGATCTATTTGGCAAACGACTTGAAGCGATCGAGTCCAAAATGGACCTCGTGACCTCGAAGCTCGACAGCATCGATAAAGGCATAAAGCAACTCATCTCTGTAGAGCAAGAACCAGTTGATATCTACTGGAACAAGCGTGAGCTCGCACGCGTAGGCAAAGGATTGATGTAGATGAATCTTGAGATCACATTCGAAAACCATCTGGGGGATAGCATCTCTTTCGGTGGAGATGACCCAGCTCTGAACTACTTCTCAAACAATCTGCGTAGCTGGCTCTGGGCTTATACAGCGAGAAACGGTCGCATCGTGTCCTTCTCAAGAGGCCTTAAAGAGTTAGAGATCAAGGTCGGCATCTTCGCGGAATCAGAAGAAGATGGGCTAGCGCTAAGAGACCGCATCTATGAACTATCCGACGTTGATGTAGCGGAAAAGAAGCCAGGGCGACTTAGCATTGGGAATGAGACCATGTCGTGTTACATCATCGGCGGAGATATCGACAACTACTGGTTCAGCGATAAGATCGCAGAGCTGTCTCTCACCCTCCTTTCGGAAACCCCCTATTGGATCGAAGAGAGCCTCACGAAGTGCTGGGCGGAAGAAAGGGTGAGCAGCGAAAGCGACTATCTCGATTACAACTACGACTATCCATTCGACTACTCCTGTGAGATAGCAGTAGACCATGTCGTTTCGAATGCGATCACGCCATCTGATTTCCTCCTTCGCATCTATGGCCAAACGAATTGCCCGAGCATCACGATCGCAGGGAATACCTATGAAGTCGATATAACCATTCCTGCCCAATACAGACTCGAGATCGATTCTCTTGCTAAAACGATCGTGCTCATCGATCAGTTCGGCAATGAGGAAAACGTTTACAACGCGCGCAAGCTCGGCCGACGTGGAAGCGGTCACTATATCTTCGAGAAGATCCCTGCAGGATACCAGAGCATTGGCTGGGACCATGGGTTCGACTTCGATCTCATCGTGTATGAAGAGAGGAGCGTGCCAAAATGGGCTGCCTAGTCTACACAGATAAAGACCATATCGACATCGGAGTCCTTCAAAGCGCATCGCTCGATCTTGATTACGGCGGGGACGAAGAGACGGACAACACCTTTCAGGTCACGATCGATCGAAGCGACAACATCCGCCTTGACCCGTTCTCGTATGTCTATATCGAAGGAACAGAATACGGCGGGATGGTAGTCGGACTCGATTCGGATACTGATCCCAGCATAAATGCGCTTTTCTACAATGGGCTGACATGGCATGGGTTGCTCAATGTGAAAATCATCGAGCCTGATGCGGGACAAGACCATCTCATTGTGTCGGGTGAGGCGAATAGCGTCATTTCTTCCCTCTTTGCTCGGCTTGGTCTCAGTGAGGTATTCCGGGCTTCTGAAAAGAACAGTGGGATATCCATCAACAACTATCGATTCGATCGGTACATCGAGGGGTATACAGGTATCAAGAAGATGCTCGCTTCCTGCAACGCGAAGCTCAAGCTCGAGTACGACGGCGATCATGTGATCGCTTGGGCGGAGCCGATCGTCGACTATTCCGAATACGACACGATGGATCCCTACAAGATGGCTCTGCGTATGCAGAAGAATTACCTACCCGTGAACCATTTGGTTTGCCTTGGAACAGGCGAGCTTGACGAGCGCATCGTGGTTCATCTCTACGCAGACGCAAAAGGAAACGTATCGCAGACGCAAAGTCTATTCGGCTTGATGGAGCGCACTCTTAAATATGACTACACATCGGCTGATAGAGAGACCCTCATCGAAGACGGCACTGAGAAGCTCCTTGAGCTGCAAGTATGCGATGCGTCAGAGATGAACCTCTTCGATGATTCCGAATACGACATCGGGGATATCGTCGGTTCGTATGATCCGGACACTGGAATCCTGCTCATCACCTCTATCGCATCGAAGATCGTGAGCATCGATTCCGAAGACAACATCGTTATCGAATACCAAAACACAGGACGCAGTGACACCTAACCGAAACTAATCTCATCAACCTAAGGAGGCACAATGGGAGTCCAGCTTGTTACTGGATACGGTGGTAAGCCGCACATCACCCCGAAGCAAACCGCGCTTTTCAACGCAGGGATCATAACCGACGAAGACTATATGCTGAATACGGGCAACATGCTCGAGGCTAAGATCTTGTCGGCAAATGAACTATCCATCGGCACAGGTGATGTAATCATGCAAGGCCGCCATATCACTTGCCCCGATCCGACCACTATCAGCATCCCTTCGGGGACTAGCGGATATAACCGCATCGACCTCATCGTCTTGCGCTACGAGAAGGACCCCAACACCGGGATCGAAGACGTGAGCTGGGTCGTGCTCTCAGGCGTACCGACTGAGGGCAAGGCGCTTGACCCTACCTACATCCATCAAGATATCCTGGAAGAGAACAATATCTCTAACGATCTACCAGTCTATCGAGTAGAGATCAATGGGATGGTCCCCAAAGAGCCTGAATTGTTGCTTCCTGTTTTACGCAGTCTTGAAAGCGTTATCGAGGAGCTGGCCTCATATGGCACGATCGTCTCTCACGATGCTTGGACAGAAGGCGAGAACAATGCTGGCGCAGTACCGCTGTTGAACGCAGCGGGCCTGCTCCCTATCCCCCTCGGTGGTACAGGAATGGCAACGAACCCGTCTC